ATGAAATTTAAAAAATGTCTTCTGCCTGTGGCAATGTTAGCGTCATTCACTCTGGCAGGATGCCAGTCAAATGCTGATGATCATGCCGCCGATGTTTATCAAACCGATCAACTGAATACCAAACAAGAAACTAAAACCGTTAATATTATTTCCATTCTTCCCGCAAAAGTTGCCGTAGACAACTCCCAAAATAAACGAAACGCACAAGCCTTCGGCGCGCTTATTGGTGCAGTCGCTGGCGGTGTAATCGGCCACAACGTGGGGTCTGGCAGCAATTCCGGAACGACGGCAGGTGCAGTTGGCGGCGGAGCTGTTGGCGCGGCAGCGGGTTCTATGGTGAATGATAAAACCTTAGTGGAAGGTGTTTCTCTAACGTATAAGGAAGGCACCAAAGTGTATACCTCCACCCAGGTGGGTAAAGAGTGCCAGTTTACGACAGGTTTAGCCGTTGTTATTACCACGACGTATAACGAAACGCGTATTCAGCCAAATACCAAATGTCCTGAAAAGAGCTAATAATCAGGAGGAGTCATGAAGAAAGTTTTTCTTTGCGCCATCTTAGCCTCCTTTAGCTATCCGGCTATCGCCTCATCATTGCAGGATCAACTCTCGGCTGTCGCAGAAGCGGAACAGCAAGGTAAAAATGAAGAGCAAAGGCAGCATGACGAATGGGTCGCGGAGCGCAACAGGGAAATCCAGCAAGAGAAGCAACGTCGCGCAAACGCCCAGGCCGCGGCTAATAAAAGAGCGGCAACGGCAGCGGCAAATAAGAAAGCTCGTCAGGATAAACTGGACGCCGAAGCCACTGCGGACAAAAAACGCGATCAAAGTTATGAAGATGAGCTACGCAGCTTAGAGATTCAGAAACAAAAACTGGCACTGGCGAAAGAAGAAGCCCGCGTTAAGCGCGAAAACGAATTTATCGATCAGGAACTGAAGCACAAAGCTGCGCAAACCGATGTGGTGCAATCTGAAGCTGACGCAAACAGAAATATGACTGAAGGCGGTCGCGATCTGATGAAAAGCGTGGGCAAAGCAGAAGAGAACAAATCGGACAGCTGGTTTAATTAATCGATGTAAGTAACTTCAAGCCTATAATTCTTGAAGATAAAAAACCCTCTGTAGTAACAGAGGGTTTTGTTCATTCATAGTGCAGGGATCAAAATCATTCCCACTCAATTATTTACTGGCACCATAACCAATTGAGTGATAACGTTTTTCCAAAGCTCAATTTTCCTCGTACCGTTTTATATACCGTCACCGGAAATCAGTACCATGAAAAATGCCATGCTATCTGGTCAGGGTGTCGTACTGTTTTTCACAGACTCTTCCGGCTTCGGCTGCCCGGTCAGCATACTCTGCCAGTTGTCTGTTTCTCTCGAGAGATTTACTGAGCACGTCGGCAAGCAAAACTCCGGTGTCTGCGGCTGACGTCCCAGCGCCGACAATGGCGTTATACTGCCTGAGCTGCTCACGGATGGCAACGAGCTGTTGCTGCAACCGGCCAGCGCGAGCGGCAGCATCAAGAGCATCATTGCGCGCCTGGTCGATCCTCTGCTGCGCTTCACGTTCATTGATCGATTTCTCCTGTTCGTAGTGCTGACGAACTCTCTCATCTTCGGTTTTGCGGTCTTCTTTCGCCTGTGCATACCCAGCGTCGTACTGACGACTGCCGTGCACATTCCAGGCAACAACTCCTGATATGACCAGAACAGCAAGCACCGCCATGATAATCAACTGTTTACGGTATGCTTTTACGAATGACCAGATCATACAGCCAGCACCTTACTGGCAGTGACGTACCGCGCGCGCCGGTCGTCGATGCCATTCCTGCCACCATTGATAATCAGAGTTACACGTGCAATATCACCGGTATACTTCATGCAGCCTTTGCTGGCAAAAAACCACGCCGCGCTACGAGCCGCGTATTCGTCCTGCGCCAACAGTTCAGGATTCTCCAGCAGGTCCACTTTCAGGCCGTTTCCGCAATCACGATAGTTATTCAAACCGGTAATCTGGATAAGTCCGCGGCCACGGTAATTCCAGCCATCGCCGGGGGCATTGTTCCCCATGCGTTTGCTGTACACCAGATTGGCAATCGCTCTCTGGCGCTCAAGTGGCAATGGTGGTTCGCCTGCGCGTCGCCCCAATGCGTTGGCCTGTCCCTGAGTGAGACGCCCAGCCCGAACAAAGTTAGCCAGTCCGCTGACGCTGTAGTTGAAATTCTCCTGCAACCGGGTGAAGCCCCCAGACTCATGCCCGACCTGAGCAATAAACATTGCCTGATCTTCTGCTTTGCTGATACCAAACTCTTTCATCGCAGAAGTTATATGCGAGAACCAGCGTGCGGCCAGCGACTCGCTAATACCAGCAGCTCGCTGGAATTGTTTAATCTCCATGTTTAGACCTCGATATTTTGAAAATCTGAACAACGTTACCGCGTGTTTTAATAACCGCGGCAAGCATGACAGCGTTGATAATGACCTCAGATAAATCCACAGCCATTGGCGTGCGTAACCAGATTGCATAGACGACACGAACAGGAATACTGGCCGCAGCAACAATAAGGAAATAAGCAAGCCACCCTCCCCATCTTCGATGTTGAGAGCCGTTACGCCGGAATGTGACAACGCGAATTGCTATGCCAGTACAAATAACTGCATTGGTGATAAGCAAAAAAAACTCATGCGTTACCATCGTCTTTTCTCCCCGGAATTAACTCGCGTGGATTATCGGAACGGTGATAGAGCCATATACCAATACGCACAGCAACAATTGCTGACACGAATGCGCCAGCTGAGAAAACAATCCCTTTTTCAAAAGAGTCCTGCGTGATGGTAGGGATCAGGCTGGCTATGCCGATAAGAATTGATGCTGCTGGTTTATAAAAAAGAAGGCCGCAGAGAAAGCTAAGCATCGACAAGAGTACACGACGACGAATAGGATACTCTACCGCAGAGGTAACAAAAATTACCGCCCCAGCCAAAGCCCCCAAAGCAACCTCAGGAGGAACTCCTGCTATCACCGCCGCCAGAGAACTCATGCTAAGCCACTGATTTAAAGTTTCACTGGTTAGTTGAGCTGACATGTTTTCCACCGTTTATATGCATAACTACCTCCTGAATAGTAAAGGCATTACGCATGATAAACCATTTATGGTTTTTTGTTACCCATGCATTGTCAATCCCCTTCCTTTCATGTCGATAATAAGGCTTGCCTTTTACATAACTCTGAAGAGATTGCAGTACAGAAATGATTCAAAATATAGAGGATTAGTTGAATTCCGCACCATCAAATGGCGCGGTAGCAGTCAAATAGAGAAATAAACACAAAAACAAACAGTAACAGGAACAACAAAGTCAAACAGGCTTCCAACATCCCATGCGCGCGGATCAAAACCTCCCCACCACGGCATGTTGATACGTTTCCCTTTCCCAAACTTTTCTATCCAGCGATATTCTGCCTGGGCGTGTTCACGCGCAATGAAGAACGTACAACCAGCTATCGCACCGTAAACCCAGTTTCCGGTAAAAAGACCAACCAGAACTTGTGCGACAACAGCGCAAAGTGCGTGAAGAATTGGTGTTATATCAACTTCTATATTCATCATAAATAACTCATTCCATTTTCACAAATAAGCCGCCAACAAGAAGACGGCATTAACATTAAAATAATTATATATGATGCTATTCCTCAATACCTAACCTGCTTGAAACCTCCGGCATAACAGTAACCTGAAGGGTTTTTGATGAATCTGTGTTTTTAATTGCTATGCTGATATTGTCAGAAGTGCTGTTATTGTTTGACACTGTTATAGAGTTTGCATCCACCCCGAGTTTCGAATAAGCATCAGCAAAACTAAGACCAACACTTCCACCAACAACTCTATATGAACCATCAATTCTGAATGACGATATATTGTTATTGCTAACATCTCTAATTAGAACCCATATAGAAACACCCCTGAAAACAAGGCTTGCCCCTGATGGTATTTGAAGTGATACAGTTCCTGTGGAACCGGGGGGGATACTGCCAGTATATTTAGTTCCGTGCAGATATTTCCCCGGTAGATCTAAATACGATGTGTCTGGATGTAATAAATTATGTATATGTCTGCTATCTATGCTTCCAGACAGAACCATAGAATCATTGCCATATTCAATTATCCTTCCACCATCGTTACTTATTGTAAGTAATCCTTTGTTTCCTTTATTGTTTCTAACAGTTATATCAGAAGAATCCAGGCGGACAATTGATATATTTTTTTCTGATCCATGACAATAATTTGATGAAATCTCACCTGTAACAAGTGACGTACATAAAATGTCTGAACTTCCATCACTGTCGCCAGTAATAGTGTTACAGGAAATTAATGCACCATATACCAGACCTGTCGGAGATTCTCCAAATTGCTCTATAGTAATCCGTTTTGTGGTATTTGCTGATATGGTTATATTATGAACATCGTCAGTTTGCGATGTTACTTTGATCCTTGATGAAACGGTATTTCCAGAAATAGTAACATTACTTGTATCATCCACCCATAAATATGACGAAAACGTATTACCTGATATAACTGAGTTGCTCACCATTGAGTTCTCAAGCTCACATGAACCATAGCTATTGTTATGGTCATAATTTCCTATAATCCTTACAAATCCATTCTGGTTAATGAAGTTGTATGATGTTGCATTTTGTCCGCCATAAGTTGAGTTATGTGATGTTTCAGCATTTGTAACGCCTATATGTTGAAAATGACCGGCATTTACAGAATCAGGAGCAACTGATGTACACCCTATTACTTTTGTGTTTTTGACAGTTCTTGAATTAGGGTCATTCTCCAAATAATAGTTTTTTGCAACAAATGCCGTAGAGTAAAAGAAACCTTCAAATCTATTAAATAAAATCTGAATATCGTCATAATCTCTTTGGTCTTCATTTGCATAGCAATAAAATGCTCTTGAAGACTCGGAGTAATCCTTGCATTTCTGAACGCCAGATAAAAGCGATCGGATTCTGCTAGATTTTATTCTAAATCCGTTGTGAATTAACGTTGCATCACCAACTAATGTTATTGGCTTAAACAATTCAACCTTATCAAAAACAAATTCACCACCATAAAATCCAAGTATAGCCCCTTCTGGTACTGCATTAATAGCATTTTGAATTGCTACAGTATCATCTGTTATGCCGTCTCCTTTTGCACCAAAATCACGAACACTAATGGTGTCTCTCATCTTATCCTGGAACGTTCGGTATACTGCCCCAGAACCATACTGAATAAACCAACCAAAACCACCAACAACCCCGGCGATTGCAGCATCGACATAATTACGCATTGAGCGATTATTTACAGCGTCAAGCTCAAGTGATGGATCTGCAAGGTTAGAAATTCTGTTTTGCTTTGCATCGTAATATTTTGCAAGCAAAGATGGTTTCATCAATGCACGTCTGAACCACCCAAAACATTGCTGGATCAGCATCGTCAGGTAGTCAAAAGCATCTTCATGCACTTCGGGGAAAAATTTTCCCTGATTGCGAAGGTCTGTCTCCTGCACTACATCAAGCACACGATCTATCGTAATTCGCCAGCCAGCAGCAAGAGGAGACGGAAGAACCACAGAACCGCCACTATAAGTGCCCGCCCCAGTTACCGTATAACCGGTATCCAGGACCAATTCTGTTACGTTCCCGTTCAGGTCAGACACCTGAACAACCAGGTCTGATTTTCTGAAAATTCGAAAAGTATACGGAAACGATGTCGTAACGCCGTTACCTGTGTATTCGTTGTGGTCAACTTCGGTTGAGACCGTCATGTTAAATCTCCAGATAGTCGCAGCACCCGTTGCGCCGCATATCTGGTTATTCTATTACCTGTAAAACCACATATGGATAGAAAGGCTGTAAATACGAATATATATTACCTTTCAGGTAATTTTCAAAACGTGCTGGATAGCAAACAAATTATTTGATACTGTATAAATATACAGTTATTGCATGGAGAAGATAAGATGCAGCAGTATCACTATCCACTGGAAGACGGATTTACCGAAAGGATTCACACGCCGGGAGGCGTCAGATCACTGGTGGAGGGATCGCACTTGATGAAATTACTCCGGGAGCTCGATAAGGATGGATTTAATGTCGATGGCCCACTTGCCGAACTGACTGCACTGATTAACTACGTCACCAGCTCACAGATGTCTATGCGGGATCTGCAAACACATCTCGACTATTGTGCCGAACAATTACGTAAACAAACCAGATAAGGTTTGCAATTACCAAAAGGAGTGCTTATATTTACCTTTGCGGTAAATTTACATCGCACTCCTCTTGTGCCATAGTAATCGGGCACTGGCAAAATCCAGTGCCGGGATTGGTCTCCCGGATTACTAAGTGGCGCATACCACGCCAGACGTGGTTTTTTTATGCGTATAGCACAGTCATGCCAGAATTATGGTGGGCTGAATGGGGGTCCGAAAGGACGCCGGTACCACTTAGGCCGGTAAGACCAACTCCGTTCAGTTCACCACCATCTGATTGGTCTCAGCGGTGGTGATGTAATTCGCTAAGTGGAGACGCCATCATGAACGCTCAACTCATCCCCGTATTCAACGGCACTATATCTAACGAAACAGCCCTACTTTGTAATGCCCGCGATCTGCACGCTTTTTTAGGTGTTAAAAAGGTGTTTGCAGCATGGATTACAAATCGCATATCAGAATACGAATTCATTGAAAATCAAGACTATATTTTGCTTTCCAATTTGGGAAAGCAAACATCTGGTAGAGGCGGCCACAACCGCAAAGAGTACCACCTCACCCTTGATACAGCCAAAGAGCTGGCGATGGTCGAGCGTAACGAAAAAGGTCGCCAGGTGCGACGCTACTTCATTGAATGCGAGAAACGTTTAAGACAACAAGAAACAAAAGTGGAGAAGGTCTTGTCAGGCTTCATGCCCGCCATTATGGAGGCGATCAAGCTGGAAGACAAAAAAGAATACAGCGCCCCACTGAAGCCCGGCTACCGTAGCCTGATTCATTCGCCGTCTGGTGTTCTCGGCCTGACGGAGAACTCACTGCTGATGAATCTGCTGAACCAGTTACAGGAAGACGGGCACGACGTATCGGGTGCGGCGGCGGAGCTGACCACCATGTTCTGCTACATTGTTGGTGTGAGCAAATGCCTGCGTGATATCCAGACCCACGCGGAGTACATCAACGACAAGGCTGGGTTCTTCTGACGGGCGGCGGCACAGGGATGTGCCTTTAAATAATTCTGTACAGATTGCAGACTGTGGGTGAATAGCGTACTATTACCTTAAAGGTAAAGGAGGCGCGATATGACAGCGTTGAAAAATCGTACTCAGCACAATGAACAAGCCAAGCAATGCTGGGATGTCATTGGAAAAGTTATGCTTGGCCGCGCAAGCAAAGAGCGCGACAAGGATATGGTTTACCAGACAGGAACATCTTTCAGCGACTTCAAGGCGGCATTTCGCTCCAAATAGAAGCACATCAGGAGTTTTCCTTGAAGTTTAACATTAGAATATCTAATAGTTTTCTACATGGGGAAAGCAACACCCCTTTCGCTGTAGACGGACCTTTCCTTACTGATGATGAAATAAAAATCATACAAAGTTTTTTAGAGGATGTTGCCAATGGAAGGGCGCTTGTTGGAAAAAACAAGCCCTCGTGGGTTGATGATAACCATGATAAAATTCCCGGCTCAGACAATTATGAGCAAGAGAATTATTGGCATTATCATTGTGGGCCAACATGGTATCCAAACACATTTAAGAATTATACCATTAACTTAAATTTCAACCCTGGCGGAAGGCATTCTAATGAATGCATTCATTATGCAAAAAATGATAATGAAATTGTCATTGTTGGATTTTCAAGAGAACACATACCTTTCCTTTCATCAGATGGAAACAACAATCCGCTTTTTAATGATGAAGAAGAATAGCCCGCGCTGCGGGCTTTTTTGTGGGCGAAACAAAAGTCAGTGCTACACTCATTGACGCCACATTGAGGTGGCTTATAGATGGAAATTTCACAATGAAAAAAGCATTTGCTGCACTGTTCGTTTTGTTGTCTCTGGTAGCTTCAACTCAGGCCTTTGCCGGTCGTTGTCAGCACGACAGCGACACTGCTGCTGACGGCTCCCGCTGCGGTGGGCGTTCTGCGGATTCCCGTCCGGGCGGCGGTGGCATTCGTTAAAAACAAGGCCGCGAAAGCGGCCTGTGACATGTCACGCTACTTGCGAAATCTTTCTTTACCCTTCCAGCCAGTAGATGTTAGTTCAGGATGAATGGTTCCCAATATAAAGCCAACCATAGCGGAGCGAGGATCTTCTATTTTATCCGTTAATTCTTCGGCATAACTCACAGGCAACCAAGCAACAAGATCACCAATCCTCAGCTTTGGTCCTTTGCTGTAAGATGAATCGGCAATAACAAAAAATCCACCATCAGCTGAGCACACCTTCAGCATTGCCCTTTGTCTTCCAGAATCCAGCAAAACTGGCTGTTCCCCACTGGGACCAGGTATGATGATGGCTGGCATTGGTTTATTGGCTGAAAGGCTTGTGTCAAGATACTTACACGCATACTCAAAAGCTGAAAAGTTATCCTTAAAGATAAGAGGTTGAATTTTATTGCTAACCTCCTTACCACCGATTAATCTGTTGATCATCTTCTTGAACATAAAGGTCACCTAATGATTAAGCCGATGCACGCTATTACAGCTACCGTTTTGTTTATCCTACCAATTTTTTCGTTTGCAAACGACATATGTTTTAAGAATTTAATAAATGAGGATATGTGTGCACATGCAAACAAAATTGCATCAGAAGCAGGAAAGTCACTTCCCATAAAATTGAATGATAATATGTCTATTGTTTCAATAAATGCAATACTAAACAAACTTTTAGTTGTAGCGCATCTTAATTACAACAACAGCTATTTATCAAAAGTTTATAATGGTGATGTAACCTTAGAAAATAAATTAAAGAGTGTAATGCGAAATTATTCAAAATCGAGCATTTGCTCCAACAGGCAAATGAAAGCATTTATTCACCTTGGCGGAGTGATTGAGTATAGGTATGTATTTAGTGATGGCAATATATTTGATACATACGCCATCACTAATTGTGAATAGCTATTTCATCTGCTCTTCAACTTTATTTAGTAACGGTGATATCGCCCACAGGTTCTGAAAAGGTAGCATTTTACGGACCGCGTGGGTTTGCTGGCTGTCAAATTCTCCGTTAAGTACACCATTCGCAACCGTCGCGGCATCACCGCCAAGATCAAAGGTAGGACCAAGTAAAGCACCAATAGCATTACGACTCTGAAACCTTGATACCGGAGGCGCACCAAACATCGCGCCAAGACCAAACCTACCGCCGCTTATGTTCTCAACGGTATTCAGCGGCTCAGAGAGCCAGCCAAGCATTCCGCCCCGGTCGATCCCCTCTTTCACAAGGTTATTCCAGCTGTAGTCGATATCGCGACCGCTTAACTTCTGTTTCATCATATAGACCATTGAGCCAAGCGCAATCGTGCCAAGCGCACCAAGATAGAATGCAGCATCGCCCTGCTGGATACCAGATACTAGCACCCTGTTATGCTGTGCGAAGATAAACGTTTTGAACTGCGTGATCATCTTCCAGCCTTCTTTACTAAAAAACAGCGGTGTATCACCTACGCCAGGCGTTACAATCACTGAGTCTACATCTTTCAGCACTGCAGACTGGAAAATCTCTCTAGCGAAACGGTCATCCCACAGATGACTATGCCCGGTTAACAGCCCGTCCATATCCTCTCCGTGCTTCCCGAATTGCTCCCCGATTCGACGCAGAACATCTTCATTGATGCCGACCTGTGCCATCTTCCGCATTTCACTTTTGGAGAGCGTGCCACCAGCAGAAACTTGGCGAGCCGCGTCAAGTATCCTCGACTGCACTATCATCCCAGACCATGATTTAAGTGCGCTGTTCCACTGATTCATCAGCGTCCAGTTACCGAATTTCTGCGTCATCCAGTTCAGGCCTCGCTCAGCGGCGCTTCTCCGGCTATATGGGTCAGTAAGATCCGCTATAGCCTTTGTACGCGTAGACAGGACATAATCAAGCCCAACGGCCATTTCTCGCAAATCCCTGGTTGCAATCTTCACTGAGTCCATATTTTTAAGCATGCTTACCATTGGTCCGAGAGATTTTCTCAGGCCATGCTGCATCATCGGTCGCATCAGATCAGTTGCAGCGGAGACGGTCATTCCACCAAGCAAACGGAGGAAGTTAATATTCCTAGCAACTCGCCCGGCACGAACAAAGAAACTGCGTGGATCTTGAGGTGCACCGTAAGTACCAAGCAGTCGATCACGCATAGCCGTAATATCCCTAATATCAGCCTCCCGTTGCTTCTCAAGAACTGCACGTCGTTTAGGTGTTTTAGCCTCTTTTATTAGCCGGGTATATTCCTCACTAACCTGACGGATTTGCTCCCCCATATCTTTACGGCCAAACTGCGCAGTCAGCTCAATTTCTGGTGCCACCTGCCGGAGATAACTTTCCATGATGTAGTTAACATCTGATTCAAGAAAATCTTCTATACGCTCATCAGGAATAAGCAGCGTTCTGCTTTTAGTGAAACCAGCCCGACCAACGAGTCTCTCTGGGATAATATCGGCTGGTACAAGCCCGGAAGGTGCGCCTATTATTTTATTCACGATCTCGTCAGCAGCGTCCTCTGCTTCCTCTCGGGATAGAGGCTCCATCTGCTTCAGTGCTCGTTCGCGGCTTGCATTCAGCCTTGTGGTTGAATTTGCCCGTTTTTGCAGTCGGCGAAGCTCAGAACGATATTTCCGTGGATTATCCAACAACTCCATATGGCGCTGATAGACAGGAAGCTCACTCTTTGCCTGCGCTATATCATCAAGGCGTGTTTTAAGGTCAGAGCTTTCTTTCATCATTCTTGCCTGAAGTTTTTCTGATGAAGTCTCGGCCAACTCTTTTTCTATTCTTGTAAGACGCGCCTGTGTGTCAGTCTCCTGAGATATAAGCTTATTTCGTTTATCCAGTTCTTCCATGAGTAGAATTTTTTTACCAGACCATTTCTCCGCTTCAGCGATTTCACTAGCGAGAGCATCAGCGCGCGGTGCCGATTCCTCTGCAGTTTTTAGCAATGAATTTATCCTTTCAATTCGCTGACCTGCTTTGTCAGCACCTTTGGCACTAATCCCTTGTATCCAGTTGGCAATTCGCCCTCTGAATTCAGTGCGGTCGGAAAGTATCTTATCGAACTTATAAATGCGGGGAAGATAACTTTTCGCCGTCACGACATCGATATCCTCAGGAAGGATCCCCAGTTCCTGCATACGGGCTTTTGTGGTCTCGAAAATGGGGCGGATTCTGGCGGCTGCTTGTGAAACCTCAGGAATATCACTCTGATCACCACGGCGCATAGCCATGCCAACAGCTTCATTGAAATCAATAAAGTTCATCCTCTTCACGCCGCGGGCGCTAACAGATTTGCTGTACTGCTGGTAAGCATCACGAGTGGCTTCCATCTGCTTATAAAGCATGGCGTCGTATTGCTTAATCTTAGTCTCGACTGCCGTAAACGTAGCCAACCCCTCATCATTTTTGGCGAAGAAATAGTTATTTTCGGCAAGCTGCTGGTTAATCTGACGGGAGACAAGAGATGGTGATTGCGCCAAGCGGCCAGCAGGAGTGACACTCAACGTTTTGTTAGCAAGTCCAAGTCCAGCGAGCTGTTCCTGATCGAGTGTGGTATTGAAAACCTGAGCTGCACCAATGCTTTGAGGAGAATCCATACCTCGCAAATGATTACCTACTGAGTTAACCACTGCCTCGCGCGCGCCAGGTCCAGCAAGTAGCTGTGCACCAGCACCAAGGATCCCACCAACGAGAGCATCAACAACAACGTTCGATACGCTCTCCATCGGTGAGCGAGCTTCCTGAGTGGCCTGTAATGCGGCCTCTGAAGCAACACTGCCAGCAGCATTCGCCAGGGCAAAACGCCCGGCTGTTTCTGCAATACGACCGCCACGAACAACAGCGCCGAACGGAATAAACATAGAAATCGCATTGAATGGATCTGCTAATCTCATTGCTACAGAAGAGACTGTACCAGCAAATCCCAAGCCTGAATTGTATTCCATGTCAGCTCTCTGCTGATCGATTCGATGTTTAATTGCCATTGTTTCTTCAGGCGAACCGGAGTTGATAAACGAATCTGCAAAATCTTCATAGCCTTTAATATCTGCTGCATCGTTATCAAATGGGTTATATCCTTCAACCCTGTCAAACTGACTGAAAGGAGCACTGGCAATAAAGCTACCCAGCGTGTTATCTATACGAAATGCTGCTTGTCTAGACCTTTGAACGCGTTGATCACTGGTAAATGGGTTCACAGCAGAAAGCAAAGAAGGTGTTTCCATATAGAAATTACTGTCATCAGGTGCTGCTATTTGCTGAATATCCTCGCCAAGCAACTCTTTAGGATCCTGTTCATATATCGGCATTATTTGCCCCCTGCGTATATATTGCTCGGAAGGTAATTGGCTGAACCATAACCGAATGGTTTGGTCAGATCTGGAGGAGTATATCCATCTTTATTGCTGAACTGCGGCAGCGGATTGCCTTCTCTCCGCACTCTAGCCTCATCAACACGCTGTTGCTGTAACTGAATGGTTTGCCTGTACATTGGAGATGTCAGCTGATCCGGCTTGAAACGAACAGGGAGACCATTTTCTCCAATATAATTTCTCGGTTCTATCGCTCCGTTTGCGTCAGGCTGTAAAACCATAACAGCATAACTCCTATCCCTTGCCGTAAGGCCATCAGAAACAAGTATTAAGTCCGTATCACTGCGAGGACCGCCAAAGGATTTTGATTTAAGCTCGCGTTTTTCCTGCTCCCACTGCCCCTGTATCCAGTTACCAGCACCATTATTTACTCCGTACAATGCCTCAGGTGCATACTTCATAACCTCTGCTTTGCCATTAACCGTAGAAACTCCCCAGGTGGTTCTGATCATGGCATTGGTCATTTTCTCAGCCTGTTCTGCATCGCCACCTGTCTGTACAAAGTTAGCATCGTAAATTGTCTGGTAATCTCGCTGATAGGCCGCATTTGATTTTCCTGGATCGGTAATATCCGGAGACCACGAACCAAAGGAAGTCAGACTGCTGGCGTTATTTTGTGCAGCAGTTGCCCTCGCCGCGACATATTTTTTGTCTCGCATGGCAGTGGAAAGCATCTGTTTCATTCGGTCATCCTGTTGGAACACCTGGCTGTAAGCCATATCAACAGCCTTATCCTCCGGCACGCCAGCGCGGGAATAATCGTAAACCTTGCCGTAAAATGCCATCGTACTTTTATCAAGTGTTGCCGCTGCCGCCGGATTATTATCGAATAACTGACCGTAGAATTTTGCCATCGGGACAACCAGCGCAGGATCTCTTGATGTTGCTCCACTGTTAAGCATTGTTTTAACCTGAGTTGGTATCATGCCGCTTTTAGTTGTGACGGTGACCAGTGTATTGATGCTCTGCGGATCAGATATGGAAAACGAAGGCGCGATATCCTGCGCGAAATAACGGTCTACCGCTGCCTGATTGTTTTTGTCGTTCGGGTCCAGCGGGAAGTTATTTTGCATTGAAGACACGAACCTGTTTCTTCCCTGCTGAATCTCCCACTCCCTATCCATCTCTTTAAATTTGGCCTGCATTTTCTCCCAGCGTTGCTGGTTAGCAGCAAATCCAGGAGCGTTTGGATCCTGTGGACGTAAACGTTCAAGAATGTCTTGTCGTCCTTCTGGAGTGAGGTCTTTAGCGGCACCAATGACACCTCCATATTGTATCTGCGCCTGCATATCCTTCCACTTCATAGCGCCAATGCGCGGACCATTGGCCCGGATAAAATCGTCCTCAGAAGGTAACTTCTCAGGTTTCAATCCTTCATCAAGGGCTGAATATGCATCTTTAACTACGGTGCTAAGCTGGTCCGCATACTGCTGGCGGTACTGATTTCTCAGCTCATTAGCCTGCCTCAATGCCTGTATTTGCATTTGAGGGCTCATAGCATCAAATGCCGCATTGCCCGTATAACGCTTAGGTGAATCAAGGTTAGTTAGACCAAGGGCTGCCGAGATACCAGTTTCAAGCTGTTCGGTGCTATAAGGCATACTGCCATTTTCGTGTTTAATAATCCCAGCACATAAAGCAGCTAGTGTCTTTGGGTTAGAGATATCAAGCTGATCATTCTCCCCAACACCAAGCTCACCACACAATGCCCTAATATAAGCATCAGTATTATTACCATCACTAGCCGGAGCATAGCGATTAACAATCTCGCTAACGGTGTCATAGCCTTGACGCTGGTAAGACAACATATTTTTACCCAACGCGCGGATTCCATGCTCAGGGGTAGCAAACGTTGCAAAACGTCCATCGCTACCGATCTGACCTTCCCACGGGTTAGATTTGCTCGCTTCAATATTACCAGGGTTATTATTACGTAAACCACGAGCATCCAATGAATTACCATGTGATATTGCACGACTCACACCACCAAGATCCCCTGGCTCTCCATTAACCTGAAGAAACTCGTTGTATTTTTGAGCGATATTTCCTATCCATGCTTGCTGCCCCATTTCTTCCTTGAGCTGAGTTTTCTGCTGAACACGCCACTCATCAGGAAGCCCATGCGCATCAGCGTATTGATCAATAGATTCAAATCGCTGCTTGGCTAAATCGACAAATGCTTGGTTATCGCTATATAGCCCCGCAGACTGAGTGACAGCCAATGCATTTCCTGACAAATACGTTTGATCTTGGAATTGCTGAAACTGCCCAACTTCATATCGACGTGCCTGATTGTAATAAGACTGCATAGACTGCTGGAGTTGAAAGGATAATTTATTCCTTTCCTCACTTTCAGGGATTGAGCCTAATAATGCCTGAGCCCTTTCCTGCATATTTTTCATAACAGCGTCACTCTGACCAAGAGCGTTTTTACCCTGTTTAGAAATCAGCCCATTTTCAGGGTTGTTAATCTGGTCATCTGCAAATTGGTTAAATTGCAGTAACGCCTCCTGGGCCATAGCAACATTCGCTTTCTGCCTGGCTTCACCATATGCCACCGCATACTGATCTGCGACATTCGCCAGCACCTGACCTGCTTGAGGAACATCGAAGGTCTGAAAACCACCGGTTTGCACACCACGACTTTGCACCTGGCGTCCGGATGTAGTAGGAACAACAGGCATCAGTAACCTCCTATTTTGAATCGGGAGTCAGAATTCATAAAACCTGAGTTAGATAACATTGGCGTCCCACCACCAGATGTACTTCCTTTAGAGAACGGACTCCACGTCCCACCAAACATCTGGTACGCACCGTATGCCTTCAGAGGCGCAGTGAGCAATGTTGTTGCTGCTCCCACATTCCCCTGTTTACGGGCTGAACTGGCTTCTGCTTTATAGTTGGCAGCCTGAACCTGATAACCGTAAGCCTCGCGTTGCGCGTTATTCACCGTCGTCAGCGAATCAAGAGCGCCAAACTGAGCAGTGTCACCAAATATATCCAGCGCGTTACCGGTAGATAAATCAGCGCCGGTAGCCCCCATTGTCGCCGCCTGTGTACCAAGCCGCTGTCGGGTCTCTCTGCGCCGTTGCTCAGCTTCAGCGTTACCCCTGTTTATTGCATCATTTGCCTGAGCTGTGGCTATATCTGCGTTCGCTTCTGCAACCTTCGAGGCATACTTTCCCTGTTGGTACTGGGTGTATGCCTGAATGCCACTCATGGCGAGCATTGCGCCACCAGCAATAACCGGATCGCACATTATTTTCTCTCCATGTGAAATCTGTGGAAATTAAGACCAAGAGCACCATAAGGCGCGGCTTCTTCAAGCCTGAATCCAAGCCAGTGCAGCCATGCTTTGGCAACATGGTTTCGCTCGTCGACATAGTTTTCCAGGCGCGGATAAACTGCCAGCATCTGCTGCAATACAGGGCGGCAGTGGCGAAGAAATGTCTTCTGATATTTTTCGATACGGCTGGTTCCGACCAGCCAGGGCGTACCATTGCCACCGATCATTGACGCCGGAGATACGCCAAACATGGTTACCAGTTCTCCGTTCGCAAATCCTGACCAGGCCATAGTCGCAGTACGCAGACCAACACGCAGCGCATCTTCGGTAGTCATCAGCGATACCGCATACAGTTCGTCAATATCAGCCTGACGAACATCCGGCAAAATCATCTGAAGATGCTCTTCGGTAGCGGGAATAATTTGAACGTCGATCATCAGAATCCCCCAACAGTAAGGCGAGGAATAACGGCAAGAACAGACAGCGGCAACGGGTCAAGCTGACGGATTTTTACACGTCCGTTTTTGCCCCAGTTACTGTCCAGTTTCACTTCTACTTTTCCGGTAGCGTCATCAACAGGATCATCGTAGAACTCGAATTCACGCTGTGGATATTCGTACCATTTACCGCCGGGCGTAGTCGCCCAGATGCCGCGACTGGCATTCACAACCAGAGTAACGGACGGGATCACCTGTTTTTTGTCCAGCAGCGTTTCCTGTCCGTTAATGTTGATATCCAGTGTTTCGAATTCAGCAGTTATTGGCAGGCCGATGTGCACAACAGCCCCCGGTGATTCCAGCGTGACGGCACCTCCGGAAACCACTTTTTGTGGTTCCACGTTCGCATCAGAGAGGATGTTTACGGTCTGGCCTTCAAGATGAGACAAGCCGCCAAATGTCCGGCGCGCCATCTGCCAGTTTGTGGTAGCCACATTCCTGAGGGATGGCGGGACGTTCCTGTTAGCACGAACCACTACTGCGGTATTGCTGGTTACAGAAATAATGTCGCAACGTAATTCTTTTGACACTTCATCGCCGGTATAAGGGAACTGTAGTTGCGCACCGACATCACTACTGGTGAAGTACGCACCACCAGAAACACTGATTGTATATTCCGCGCGGTAATCCCATTCACCAGAACCACCAGTGATGGTCATCGTTCTGTCAGACGTATTTCTTCCATCATAGCTAAGGCCAGAATCAACAAAGAAAGCATCTTCATCGCTGGTAAATAAACGGCTGGACAGTCGCTCGATGTATCTCACTGTTTGCCCGTTAACGGTTCGGTTAACGACGAAATACACCGCATCTTCATTGCCTTCGCTGATACTGCATGTGCTTTCATATTTTCCGGTACTGGACTGTGGTGCCCATGCAAAAACCTGTTGATCACGCAGATAGGTCATCACCAGTAATTTACCGTCATCACGAATGCAGAAGGCGCTGGAGTAAGGGACAATAGAGAAGCACCAGTCAACAATGCTGTGCTTCTGAAAAAGATGATTGGCAAGGATAGTAAGGTCGTTCCCCTGATAGCCGTCAACATCGAATGAATAGGCCAGATCACGGACAACACTGCCTTTCTCCTGGACGAACAGAGCAATATTCGCCACGGCAATTGGTGGGACGTTGCTTGAGCCATTTGATCCCTGAGAGCTGAATGCAAATGATGATGGGGTTAACACTTTGTTCTGGTCGCCGGTGATGACGTACTCACCTCCGGAAGTCAGCGCCACCAGCGAACCAACATCAATCAGGTGGCGGATCTCATTAACCTGACGCCCGGCATAGGTGTAGATAATTCTATCGTCATCCTGCGTAGGATTGCTTTTGCCAAAATCCTTATAATCCCCAGTACGGCTGGCCCAGATAGTCTGAGGGAACGCAGTCGATGCGGCGAAGTAAAGACGCTGTTGATAATAAACAACAGTGCCAGGATAACCATTAACACTGTTCCAGGCATATTTAGCCCATTTATAGCTGGCATTATCCTCGCCAACGACCTGCGAAGGGATATAGGAAATCACCTCAGCAGTTGCAGTAGTGCCATTTACAGCAGTTATACGGGCAATGCCAAAACCACTGTGCAGATACTCCCACTCAATGCCAGTATCATCATCACCGGAGCCTCCCCAGCCATCCCATGATGTGCCTTCTGTATGCGAAGGGCGCAAAGTGCCTGTTTTGCCTGCTGTAACGGCGCGATAGTAGTTACTGTCTGCACGGCGAATATCGCCAATCGACGTACTCTTACTGGTTTCCCATACCGGTACTGAATCCACTGCTGGCTGTTCCAGATAGAACAATTTGCCTACCTGCTCCGCGCCAAAAATAGAGGCGCTTGCCGTTAACGTAATTGTCCCGGTGCTGGCGCTGGCATAAACCGTCACTGACTCGTCAATATTGATATCTTCAAATGGCCCGTTCTTCGTTACCACATCAACCAGTTGCCAGTTGTCATGCGCATAGCGGCGCAACTCTTTCGGCGGGTATGCCGGATGAACCAGCGTAAGCACGTCTGCGCTTTGCGTGAATTTAATTCTGAACAGATCGGCTTCAGTATATGGCGTGGCAATTTCATAAATAACATTGCTGCTGTTCAGCACCAACGCACCATCTTTGATAACGCGCATGTACTGGTGTCCGAACTCCAGAGCATAAGTCTGAACCGTCGAGAACTGGAACGGGATCAGGCGGCATTTCCGATTTGGGTATTTGGCGGCACCGACAAAACGCGTACCAGGTCGATTCTCAACGCCGCCATACTGCCGCACGATAAAGTTATCGCACTTGCGCAATGCCACCTGGTACTTCGCCATGTCGATACGACCGTACAACGACGGTCCAATCTCACCACCGGCAAAGCTGGGCTGGATCCAACTGATAGCCATCAGGACAACCTCGCAATGGTAAACTCGTCAACCGGTGGCTGTGGTTCCTGTGATTCATTCTGGCTATGCGAGCCAGCACTAAGAATCACGCGATTGTACATATTGAGGGCAAACGTACCGAGGTCTGCATTCCCAGTCAGCGCCATGTTAATAGCTGCCGCAAGACGCCAGGCCAACGCCTCCATAAAAATGGCATCAAACATGTTCACATCTGTAACGCGAGAGACATACTTGAGCCATGCCTGAGGCTGGTCTGTGTAGATCAACTTTCCTGTTCCGTTGGTGTCTACACCTACTTCGTACTGAACGCGCATTGCTGCTGTTGGATTGCGTACACCAGGAAGCATAATTTCAGTAATGCGCAGACAATCGGACGGGTACTGATACGCATATTCCCAGTCAGGCGGTGGATTGCTCGTATCTGCAAGCGCCACGCGTTTGGTAGCAAAGTTCCAGTCAAAATCAGAAAGCACAGCATCACGGCAGGCCTCAAAGTGCAGCGAACATTCCCCCGCTTCCTTGCTGGCTTCCGTCAGGCTGTTAATGCTGCGGCTGTTGCCAATATTGGACAGCGCACGATTGCAGATCTCTACTACAGAGGCCATAAGTTTCTATACTCCTGCAATAAAGGGGCCGAAGCCCCTTGTCTGATTCGCGAGGCTTACACGCCCAGTTCTTTACGCTTATCTGCGATCTTCTCGCGGAGCGTTTCGGCTTTGGCGTTATGGTGTGGCTTCTCGTTAAAGAGCAATTCGTACTCTTCACGGAGCTTATCCAGTTCACCATCATCTGACACATCGTTGATGATTTTGGTGCTGGTTGCTGCCATAGACACCTTTCCTGCTACCTTTGCTTTTGCCTGTCTGGCTGCATCGTTAACAGGTTCCAGTGCGCTACCAGGCTCACCTTCGTATTCGATTTCTGCCCCCTCCGGCCACAGTGTGTTATGGATATGAGAGAGGCGCAGAACGCGGTATCTTGGTTTCTCACCTGACATCGATATCACCTTAACCAGTTACTTTTGAGCGGATCGGATACGGCGTATTGGCATCAACATCAAGATTGATACCCGCAGTGAATTTGCCAGCCGTTAGTGGGCCAGTTGCGACGGAGTAGTTAACACGCAGATATCGCTGAACACCGGCTGGCACCTTTGCAGAAACAACTCGCTTACCTGCTGTCAGGGTGGCCTTTGCCAGTGCGCCACTATCATAAATAGTGGTCCATGAGCTGTTATTCTCACTCGTCTGCAACTGGATGTTTACAGTTGCCTCACCACTTGCCGTGGCGGCTTCGTTAACCAGCCCCCAAAACTCAAGCGGGTAACCCACACCGATATCGCGACGGTTTCCATCAATTGGACCGAGATCGATTACGTCAGTAGAAGCCGCGGTATCAGTTACCGCCTGTGCTTCGGAGAACATCAACAGTTTGTCGGTGATCATCTTCTTTCTCCATTAGTGGGTCTGTTACGACCCACAGGTTAATAACAGGCGTTACACCACGCGGGCTTCTGTTTCCAGAAGCGCATCAGTTTCACGGATTGGTACACCACGGAATGACGTCCACCACTCGCCTTCAGTCTCTTTTACGCTAATCGCCAGAGATGTTTTCTCCAGAGACTGCAGATCAAGAGCCTGGCCTACAGTGCGGTTCATGTAGAACACCGGGCGACCCATGCCACGGTTTGGAATGCGATGCAGTGCTTTAACCATCAACTTCGCAATATTTGCGGCAGAGGAAGGTTCTGAAAGATTGCTGACATCGATGTTTGCAATGCGAACAACATAACGCCAGTCACGCAGAGCAAGTCCGTTGTCCCATTTGTAATGGGTACGGTAGCCTTCGTACTTGCCGCCATTAGCATCTTCCAGTGTCACCTGGCCTTTATCTTCCATCTGAATGCCAGCCTTCTGCCCTTTCGGGAAGATGCCATGCACGGTGTTTTCGCCCCACACCACTAACCAGATTGAGGTGTTATCTGTGCCCGTGCCACCAGCATCAATGATGTTCTGAGCATTACCTGCAGACAGGCTGGAATAGCGGGAGGACAGTCCCATAAACTGCTGAGGGTTAACGCTGGAATCACCATAAAACAGCGTCTGCGCCATCTGCTGATTCATCGCTTCAATAAATGCGCGGTCTTCAGACAGGCGGAATTCGGCGGTATTGCCGTTCAGATCAGCCAGTGACTTATCGACTTCAGCATAGGTTTCCAGCATGCCAACGGAATCGGTTACCTGCACTGTGGTTGATTTGCTTGGCTGTACGCCATAGTTCAGCAAACGCCAGGTAGCTGAAGGTAAACCAGAACGAATGGTGGTTCGGTGTCCGGTAGGAAGGTTCCCTTCGACAAAAGGCATATCCTGAAGGATCGGGTTAGTTTGACCGAGAAGCTCGATAATCTTATCGACTTTCCCGTTTGGATCGACGCGCTTACCCCAGTCAGCCAGCGTTAGCGCAGTTAAGCCTTTAACAGCCATTGTCATTTCCTCTCTTATTTGCCATAGAGCACTTCGGCCGCACTACGCTGGCCTTCATTACCACCGGTGACCATGCCATCTTCAGACATCGCCTTTCCAATTTTCACGAACGTTTTGACCAGATCAGGGTGATTACCCAGCCCGGTGGTGTTCAGATATTCTTTGAGTTCAGGTGTCCCGAACTGGTCAAGCGCACGCTGTGCGGCGCTAAGGTTAGAAATCAACTTGTCGCCACCGATTTCTTTGTCAGCTTTTACATCCGCAGCCCACTGCTCGGTTGTTTTCTGCCAGGCTTCTGCCTGGCGCTGCTGAACACCTGCCAGAATCTTCGGATAAGCATCAACCAGCTTTTGCGCTTGCTCGTTGGTCAGGTTTAGTTCTCGCGCCACCGGCTCGAATTCCTTCAACGCTTCTGTATCCAGCTCTACGCCTTCGGCAGCCTGAAACTCGTACTTCTCAGGCGCACCCTCTGGTTTATCGCCGTCCTTTTTTTCATCCTGCTTATCGTTTTCAGGCTTTTTGTCATCAGCAGGTTTATCGCCATCAGCAACAGGTTGTGGCTTATCACCTTCCGGTTGTGATGGATCACCAACTGGAGCAGGGTTATCACCTGCAGGCGCTGACGGTTCTGACGCAGCCGGAGCTGCTCCACCATCGACTGGTTGCTCATTGCAAAGACGGCGATACAGCAAACGCTCAAATAAATTCATGATCACTCCTGTTCACTGGCCTCTTTGGCCATCTTCAAATACTGTTCAGGGCAATGCGCCATAACGCGCTGAAACAGTTCCAGCGCCAGATTGCGTTGCCCCTCATTAAATGCCATTGCCATAGCATCCATCGGTGAGATAGCGGAAAACACCCGGCCTTTCTCCAGCACAGACCAGACAACGCGACGCCCCTGTTCACTGCTCATGACAAAGCGAATGTCATCAATTTCACGCTGTGCCATGTCACGTTGCTTACTGGCGTTTTCTTCTTTCAGTTGATCGTCTTCGTAATCTGTCATTGTGATTACCCACCCTGACCACTAACTGCATTCGCCATAGCTGACAAAACACTCGGATCCGAAGTTTTAGCTTCGCTTAGCGTCTTGGCACCCTGTGCCGCCGCCATCCCCATCGCCATCATTTGTTGCTGCTGTTGCTGCTGTGCCCGTTGCTGGCGAGCCTGCTCAACCTGTTCCTGCGGAACAATGACGGTTGGAGACACTCCGGACATATCAGCGAATGCATCGATCGCCTGATCAACGTTGAGTTTGTCGAGAGCTTCTGGTTTCGCTTGCGCAAGTTGACCAATGAAGTTGACCGTGGATGCCAGACTGGACAGGCCGATAGACTTCTGCGCCTGAGCCATGACGGAAATGTATTCGACCTTCAGGGGCATACCTTCCATCGCGTCAGGCGGTGGCGGCAGCATGTTTTTACGCACCATCATCGAGAAAGCGCGGTCAATGAGAGGATTAAGACATTCGTCGTTCAGACGCTCCAGAACCGGCCCCAACATCAGAAGTTTTTCTTCTTTCATTTCGATCACCGCTTCAACAGGCATCGAGCGGGTATTGATGTTCTGCAACATCATGAACAGATCGACAAAGTAGGCGCTGTTAATGATTTGGCGAGTGTCCTGAATGTCTGCCACCAGATCTGCTGTACTGGGGTTAACCAGATAAGCAGGCCTGAAACCATCCTGACCAGTAATCTGATCGATATACGTGATGTCGCCAGGAAGAAGGGAGGCGCGCTGATTCTTGAGGGAAGTCGGAGCAACCATCGGCGGATTGGTGGCTTTATCAATCAACTGCGACTTGCGCTTCTGGAGAAGCTGCAATGCCTTAACAGGTCCAAGCGCCAGCATACCCGGGCATGATGATCCATAAACATCTTCGCCGTTAACTTCCCAGCGCGGAGCCATAATTGGAAACTCATCGAATCCGGACTCACGCAACAACTTGTCGTTATCGCCACCAACCTCGTAATAAACTGATTTGAATGGCTTGTTCTTGCTATCCAGCTTCGATGTATCGCGGTCAATGTTCGGGTAAACCGAATGCATCACTTCAATCCACTTCTCGTAGGTGCCGCTTTCCCACATGCTTTTTACGGATTCGCTGACGTTATTTAGCCCGAACTCCTGAACAAGCTGACGAACAGTCATAGAGAACTTGCGAAAACAAGTGTCCACACTGCCACGAGGTGAGTTAGCCAGGTAGTAACTGCCTATCGGGAATGGCATTGTGCGAATGATGTCCTCGTCATCCTCCAGCACTGCCATTGCACCAGTGCTGTATGTGCCGAGGCTTCCGTATAACTGCGGCAGCGACTGATAGAGATTCGACTTATTGAACATATCGTTCATGCGGTTCTGCACCGCCTCAAGCCACAACTTAACAGGGCCATAATCCATCATTTCAGGATCTGGCGTAGCCAGGCGAAACCACGGACGCGCGGGGCTTGTGATGCCTGACATCATGCCGCTGGCGAGAGTGCGCGCCGCCATAGTCCCGGTCGAATCAATAATGCGTGTATTGCGTCGATCGTTACGGTTGACCTCAGAAGTCAGAAAGCGGGAACCACGCGGGTTGATGTAATCACTCAACTCGCGCCAGTGCGGCTCGAACGACTGACGCTCGCTTTCAAGTTGTGCGAACTGTTTGTTCAATCGCTCTTTAGTTGTTTCCGCCATTTCAATGACTCCGGTTACTGACCAAGTAGCGTTTTACCGCTGGTATTAGCGGTTGATGTGTCGCCCTGAGAACCGGTAAGCAGCGTAGAACTACGACCAGCAGCAGCGCGACGGCGACGTGTTTCTTCGTCGCGGGCATCAACAACGGCGGCATCCTGCTCCTGTGGTGCTGCCTGAACTTCTGGTGTTGCAGGCACTGATGGTGAGCTACCCATGCACATATCAATGACTCCGTACGCAATTAAATTATTACCAATTTAACCACATATGATTTATTTATCGTAGAAGGTTGACATTTAACGCGTGAATTATTACCTTTCAGGTAACTAAAGAGCTCATTCTGGTTACTAACCTGACTGGCTTGTCGTTAAATTAAACAGGTGGAGTGAGCTTTTATTTTGAGCAGTACGGCGTATGGCACATGCGCCGATAGCGGTCTGGATACGTTTAAGGGGCACCCTCCCTTGCTCGGGCAAACGAACCAGGTAGCCGGAATGTGCAAGTCGAGCGGTTTTATTCCGCGCACGGGGATTCACCATCCCGGCGATTCGGTGTGACGCCTCGGAAGAGACGAGGGTACAACGATGAGAGCATTTATGGAGCCGCGACAAAGTGTGGCGCCTTAACAGGCTAAGTGCTCTCAGCGTTGTGGCATTAGCTCAGTCGGACAGAGCAACCGCCTTCTAAGCGGTTGGTCGCAGGTTCGAATCCTGCATGCCACGCCAGAATCACGCCTAAGGACCGTGATGCCAGAAGTTCCAGGGGCTTGGCGGTGATGGTTTCCCTTGAAGGACTATCACCGCCCTTTTTACAGCAGGACGCCATTGCGATGACTTCATGCTGTAAACCCGTACAGCCACGGAAGGCATAACTCATTGCTTCCAGTTCGCCCGGTTCGCCGGGCATTTTTTTAAGGTGAGATTATGAACGACAAGCAAATCGAAAAAGAAATCGTTGAGAAAGGCAAAACGGCACCGCGCGTTACGCCAGACCATATCGAAGGCATTATTGCTCAGGAGGCATATTTCACAGCAGAAGATGGTGCCTTTGGCAAAGCCATAAAAGCGAAACATACTGGCGGAGAGGTAAACTACCAGCCGCACGAATCACTTTCTCTGCTGACGTTCTGCGTCCTGGTGCTGCGCAACGGCTTCACCGTCACCGGAGAGAGCGCCTGTGCAAGCCCGGAAAACTTTGATGCAGAAATTGGTCGGAAGATTGCCCGGCAGAATGCTGTAAACAAAATCTGGATGCTCGAAGGTTACTTGCTGAAGCAGAAGCTAAGCGAGCAATAACACCGTGACATGTCACAAACAGCCAGCCGATGAGCTGGCTTTGTTTTATCCTCATCAGAGGATATCAACGACATTATCCCCACCAGCGGATTAAGCATAGGGATCGTAATCTGTGATGGCCTTGCCTTGCTGGTTCTGCTGCCCGGGAATTCGCAGACGCTTCGACACAGGGAACGCAAACGTCAGCAGTAGCGCATCGCCTTTACCAGGCGAACGCCCAAGCCGCTCCTTGATATCTTCCTTCGGTTCGATAACGATTTTACCGTCCACTCGAACTTTGTACTCTGCCGCCGACAGATCGTCCGCTGTTTCCTGGTCATCCAGCATCCCGCCCAGCCTCAGCCATGTCTTGCATGAGTTGAACATCTCCCCACGCTTGTTGAGCATCTGCTGGTCAGTAGACGCGCCACCGAACGGAACAAGTTGCCATGTGCGCCCCCAACCATCACCGATTGACTTCAGACCGGTACCGTAACCAAAGTCGATGAACACTGCGTCAGCCTGATACAGGTCTTCAAAGTCAGCGATACGCTTCGCCATAATCAGATCGTCGGTAGTCTTGTTGCCAGTCCACAGCACCTTACTGTGTAGCCCCTGCCGCAGGTATATCACCGCGTCATCAACGCCTGAATATGCCGGGTCAACACCGATTATCACCGGAGCATGCGCCACCTGCGCAGCGGTTACCACCCGTTTCATTGCCTCATCAGTAAGACCGGTAGGGATAAACTGCAATTCAGATGCATCAGGGAATATGCCGCGCACACGGATTTTAACGAAGTCGCTGTCTTCCCCGTAGTCATCAACCCATTTCTGCAACTGCTGTTTGTTAGTGCCTTCCACCGTCCGGCTGTCAATCTGCGCAGTTTTCCAGCGGTGTTTATATTTGCGGAAACATTCACGGAATCGCCCGGTATTACGCGTCGGGTTTCCGAACGCCACCCAGATAATCTCAGTGTCTTCGTCAGTTAGCGCACCTTCGGCAACTTCCCACACCAGATCCGCAATGTTCGACGCTTCATCGAATACCACGATGATGCGTTTGCGCTCGTTGTGTAGTCCGGCGAATGCCTCAGTGTTGTGCTCAGACCAGGGGATTGCGTCAGCTCGCCACCGCTTGTCGTGCCCAGGATCATTGCTGTACATCGCGGTAGCGGTACAGGTAAACCAGTCTTTCGTGATAGCAAGGTTCGACCACTTGATAATTTCCGGCCAGGTCTTCGTTCGTAGCTGGTTGTCGGTGTTGGCGGTCACCACGACCTTACAATCCTCGCAAGTGGACATGCCCCAGTTGATCAGCATTGAGATGAATGCGGATTTACCAATACCGTGACCAGAAGCACGTGCCAGCATAAGCGGCTGATATCGCGTCTCTGGATTCTGCAGGTGATCACGTATCTCTCGGAACGCATCGGCCTGCCACTGACGTGGACCGGTGGCATGTGCCAGTTCAGTACCCTCTTCCCCCCACGGGAACGCATAGAGGGCATAGCCAAGCGGATCGTGAGTGAACCCTGCAATATCCTCGATCAACTGCTCTTCAGGAGATAACGCTGTATCTGTCACTGATTACCATCCTGACGTTCTTTGAGTCGCTTCCTGGCTGCCGCTATGCGATCAGCAATTGTCACATTCACATTAACATCCAGGCGTTCTTTGAACGCGTTGACGTCGACGTGCTTACCAATCAGTTCGAGGTTCTTCACCTTGTCAGGCCATTTAATTTTTTTGAGGATTGTCTCTATCGAATCCTCGTTCATGTTCATGATGGTCGATGACAGATCAAAGCCACTAAGCGTAGTGCGCCAGATTTTCGGCCACTCGCGGATTGGCTTAAGGCTCCCATCGTCGTTGAGGATGTCGATCACGTCCATCTGGTCGATCTCCACCAGGCGCATGAGAACGTAATCAGCACTGACGCGCATTCGTTTGTTGCGCTCCTCCATCAACTCGGCAATCCGTTTTTGAATGCGTTCATCGCGCATCATGACACTGGCTTTAACTGCCGCTGTATTTGGGGAGAATCCTGCGTTAATCGCTGCCTGAGTCTGGTTTTCAGGCGTTTTGATGTATGACTGGCAATAAGCCTCCTGCATTGCTGTGAGCGGCTTAAATTGCGTTGATTTGCGTTTATAGGTTTTAGGTTCAGCAGGCATCATAACCACCGTGGTAATAGTTACCGTTGTGGTAATAGTACCATGCAAAATAAAGCCGCCATAGTTGGCGGCAGTATTCAAAGTCCATCAAATTCATCGTAAAAACTCTCGTCAAGATACCCTTCCCATTTACCGCGAATGAAAATTACATCCTCGCCGCAAGGGTGCTGACTGTCGATAACTATATCCCTCCTGGCGCAACCATACTTATGCATGAGAAATTTAACCTCTTTCGGAAAATTTGCTGAGTTATCTCTCATATCTTCAAGGTCGTAGCGTATTTTTGGCATAACACCTTCGTGACATGTCACACTATTAATTTCGTTTCATGCCAGCCTTTGGTCACCCAGCATTGCGAGTCACCATTACACGGGCATGAATTCACAGGAACTATCTCGCCGCACTTACCGCAACGTTTTCTGCTGATCGATTTTATACGCCCGCGCACGCGTGCATCATCCTGGCGGATCAGTAACGCTATATACTCACCAAATTCGTAAGGCGCACGCCCGGGGCGACGCGTGGCACAGTTACGCTCCAGCATTTCAATTTCCTGAGCATCAAGCACAATTTCCAGCTTACGCACGCCAGATGCAGCTTGTCTGGCTCTCTGAGCGGCTTTGCGCTCTGCTGCTGATTTAGCCATTCTGATTTTCCTGCATCATGAGAAATACAATCATGGCGGCTCGGAGTGGATTATTCGCATGAAAGCAAATGTTGTCGGCATTAAAAACTGCTGACCACTCACCGCGAGAGTGGTGGCAGGTTAGACTGATTTTATTATCAACAATAATAGGCCATGCATCCGATGGATTATTGCAGTAGTCAGGTAAAGGGTTTAATGGCTCAAAAGTTGTATCAGTATTTCCGTAATACCATTTGTTGGTGTTATTCCCTGATGTTTCCGGTTTACACGCCCAAAGTCCTTTAAAAATTATGTCTCCTACCATTCTGTTAATTTCAAAATCACTTAACTGTGAATAGTCCATCATTTCGCCTCCTGCGGCGGTTCTGGTAGTTGCATCCAGTGGGTTACACCGCCAATTGGTTCATCGTCGTCGTACTCCAATGCGGCTATATAGAACCCGTCACGACGAGAATAAGAAATCCCGGACATTACAATGCCATCCGAAACAACAATAATGTCACCCGTTTCTTCCGGCATTCGCTCACTACAGCTTATCCAACCATCCGGAGTTACCGGAGTTGGTCCATCGAATTCGGGCATGTCAGGACCTTTTCTGATAGCTTTAGCCAGCTCCAGCGGGTCATCGTAAAGCCAGTCGCCAGTTTGTGGGTGATTTGCTTCTGCAAGCTGCGCAGCCCATTCAAGACCATCTTTTTGACCTTGGAGATAATCAAACGGCAACTCTTCATGATTACTTGCAGGTTCGGCACTATGAAGCATGGCAGCGCGGCAGGCATTCCAGCCTGTAGCGTATGCAGCCGCTTTGCTGCTGACTTCAACTGGCGCATCCTGCCAATACATTTCTTCCGGCACTACCTGCACGTTAGGAGAGGTGTAGAGTGGGGTTCCTTTCCTCCCACCAGAAAATTCATTGCGAGCGTTATACTCACGACCATCTGCGTCCTCACACATCCATGCTACAGGCTCTGTTTCCAGCGATGCCAGAGCAATTCGAGCCAGTTCTTGCGCTTCTTCTGCTGGCAGTACAACGTTGCTACCTAGTCCGTATGTTTCGCGCCATTGCTTGATTGTCAGCAGACGTTCTTTGGTAATAGTGATCATACCTATTTCACCTTAATCTCAACATTTCTCACATCTAGCTCTACGGGGAGTTCTGACTTTCCGGTCAGTGCTAATGCAAGATTTTCTGGGGTAACAAGGACAGTTATTGTTTTTCCTCTCTCCAGACGAATAGCCATTCTTATCTTGTCATCATCACCTGTGTTAGGTCGAGTAATTGATATTTGTCCGTCCATCTCACTCTCCTTTGATGCGAATGCCAGTAGCGCGCTCGGCTTCACTTTGTTCCCAAAACCACTTGTGAAGCGCCATAAGCTTTTCGTCAATCGGTGCATATTTGCGATTAAAGTAGGCCTGAGCATCTTTCTCAGATTCGTCCGGTAATTCGCCAGGGCCAAACAGTGTGTTATAAATCCATGCTAGTCCGCTCTTAGCGTCGCCAGTTGCCTGCCATTCGATAATGGCAGCCTGCATGACCAGAATGTTTTTCCCGATTAATAGGTCCAGTTCTTTGTACCGGTTGCGGATGTATGCATTCTCGCTTTGTAATTTTGCGTTGCGCTTTTCTGAGGCTTCAAGTAACGCCTGCTTATCGCGTAGCGCTTCTTCCAGTTCAGCAACATGGCATTCACTATCAATAAGGTTGTTCTCTGCTGCTTCAAGCTCAACACGCAGCTTCCCAACCGTAAGCGCAATCTCCTCGTTCTCCTGGTCGCGGCGTTTGATGTATTGCTGGTTTCTTTCCCGTTCATCCAGCAGGGCCAGCGCAACATTTGGATTAAAAGCAGCAATAAATTCAGCGTTTGCATAAGCCTGAACATCTGTTTCAACTAGGCAGTTAACATGACATTCCGCAATCACACCACCGGGTTCTCCTTTCCATTTTTGGCAAACAAAAACTCCTGTTAAATTGCCGTGCTGGTTAACAGATGTATGCCCTACGATGTAGCTTCCTTTAGTTGCTTTCTCTGCCTTTTCACGCAGTGCCTGATAGTCAATCTTGCTCACTGGTTGCCTCCTTTGCGAAGCTCAGCGGCGAAAGCTACTGCGTGATCATGATGTTCAAGCGTGTATGCACACTCCGCAAACATCTCCACGCCCTGCGCCCGTACTTCAGCCAGGAAAGCATCGGTGGCTGGCATATTTCCTGTTGCCTTCATGGCCTCCAAAATAACCAGAACGCCATCTCGCCCAACCACCTCAGCGATAACCTCGGTGTTGTCGCCAACAACATCGCAGAATGCCTGAACTGCCTTACGAGCCAGCTCATTCTCCACTGCCAGCGCCGTGCGATTACCCTCCAGCTCTGCAATGCGCTGTTTTGCGGCATCCAGTTCAATCGACAATTTTTCCAACTGCTCTTGATGCTTCTTGTATTCCTGATATGCGTGCCAAGACTGACCTTTGCGCACACTATCAGTGATATCAGTAATCTGTTCTGGTGTTAGCGTGGTCAGTGGCTGTGATGGGAAAATAAGCACTTTCCCGGAATCCCAATCAAAACCAGCGTGAATTGACTGAACCTCAACTGAAGGTGTTGAACCAATGCTGCCAGGCGAATGAACAACGATTGTTACATCCATATCGCGACGATGGCTGTGGTTGTTGGACAAAATACGATTCACCAACTCAGAAAATTTGGAAAATTTCATGCTGATTCCCCTTTCTCTGCTCTCTCCTGTCGGAACATCACTATCATCAGGTCGCCTTTTGTCGCTATCCTGGCTGTTGTACCTGGTTCAATGCGGCTAAGCTCAAATGCGTCATAGAACGCTTCTAATGCCTTCTGGCGTAGTTCCTGTTTGCGCCGTTTTTTCCACTGTTTTAGGAAAATGGAACCCAGCCATCGCCATGTGCGGGACATGATGTAAAGCCAACCGAGAAGTGCCAGACCGGTATTTAGGAGCGTATCGATCGTTATTGTCGTGTCGATATTCACTGGCTGCTTCCTTTGCGAATCTGTTCCGCCCATTCTTCAAGGGATTTCTCCGCATATTCACCAGACAGGCCATCAATCGGATGCGCTTCATTAGCCAACTCTTCTTTCGCTGACAAAATCATGCGTGTAACGTCGAAAACTTCACGTAAAGACTTATTGATAAATCCGTGATTGAACGCAGCAGCAAGACGGCTGGCGGTATAGTTAATCCCCTCGTTGCGTGCTTCCGCACGAATTTCAGACAGGAAAGCATCGGTGGCTGGGGTTTCGACATTAGGTCGAAGCTCATAATCACAAACTCTTTCAATCCATGGTGATACTCTGTCGCATTTCCTCTTCTTGCGTTCACCGACCTTGGTTGCCTGCTGAATAATTACCCCCCAGCAAATGCTTTCGACCTCTTCGCTCCATCCATCGCAAGCATCGCCTCTATAGTCGTCAATTGCAGCCTCAGCAGCAGCGATAGCCTCCTCAGCAGTTTTGTGACACTCGAAACTAAATTCAGAGCCATATGAGAAATACATAGCCCCGGCCTTCAGCGCCGCATTCTCCGCTGCCAGCGCCGCGAGATTAGTCTCAAGCTCTGCAATTCGACACATAGCATCAATATTTGTGTCCTCCAGGCGCTTAATTTCACCAAGCAGCTCCAGTGCAACCTTTGGGTTGAACGCGGCAACATAACGAGCGTTGTTCTCTGCATTTTTCTGTCCATCAAAGCCGGTCCATTTGATAACGTCTTCACATCGTTCATCACCGGGCGTGTGCACCGCATAAGTACCAGTATCCGTCGAAATAAATGCGACCCATTCGTCTGGTGTTGCCTTTTCTGCCGCTTCACGCAGTGCCTGATAGTTAATTTTGGTCATATCACATCACCCTGAATCCGTTGCATTTACGTAAAAAATCGCAGATATAGCCCTTCATTTTTTCGTGCCAATCTCGATCATTCCCATTGCACCAACCATCAGGTGGAGTCCAGTTTTCTATCAGAGCAGCCATTTTCTTTGCTTTTGCAGGAGTAGCTGTTGCGGTATCGCAGTAATGACGAGTGTCGATCAACGTATCCATACCATCGATATCAAGTACGCAAAACCATGTGTGATTCGGCATTTCAACAGATGGTATTTGTTGCCCACGTCGACGTTTATCAATAAGACATACAGTCACTGGTTGCCTCCTTCACGTAGCTCGGCGGCAAAAGCTACTGCGTGATCATGATGTTCAAGCGTGTATGCACACTCCGCAAACATCTCTACCACCTGCGCCCGCACTTCAGCCAGGAAAGCATCGGTGGCTGTGGTGTCAACACGGATACTGTCGCGCAAGATGAAAAATGCATTGAGCATCCCAGTCTCCGGCACTTCATCCTGATACTTCTCATACGCATCAATAGCCTTCATCATCTCAGGTCCGAATGGTTGAGGGTGCGCAGATTTCAGTCTCGCATTCTCCGCTGCCAGCGCCGAAAACTTCTCGTGTGCCAACTTAACAGCTGCATCAGCCTGCTTAATTGACTCAATCGCTTTCTGCTGGTCTTCGGCCAGCGCATTAGCACGCACCAGTTGCACTTCCAGTTGCGTTGCCAAATCGCTGATCAGCTTTGCCACACTGCGCATATCAACGGCACCACATTCTGCTTTCAGTTCCGAAGCCATCTCATGCCCGGCGGCAACTAACCATTTGATATTACTTTCCATCTTTACCCTCGCTTATCCACATAACTTATTGATAACATTGATAACTAAAAAGATCGTCGATTCAGAACTCTTCGATGATCCAGCCACCACCTGCTTTCTTTGGTTTAACAGTTACCCCGATGATTCGGAACGGATACTGATCTGCGGCGACTTTGGTTTTCACCCTGGCGTCGTCGGTCCAGAAACCTTTCACTTCGTGCAGTTCCATCTCGCCGGTGGCGAGCATCACAGCAAAATCGGGCGTATAGAACGTGTTGTCAGCTAACCGCAGCTTGATACCCTCAAATCGATACCAGACGATTTCTCCTGCACGTTTACGCAGCTCAAGGTGCTGGCAATACGCAGATTCTGTTTTGTTCATCTGACCTGTTTTGAGTCGACCAAGAGCCTGTATCTGTTTTCTCATGATTTACCTCTGAGGTAATTAAAAACCACATAAGACACGAAATCAATAGATTTTAGAATATTTTATTACCTAACAGGTAATTGTCGAGGCGTAAAAAAATGCGCTATCGCGCTGGTATTACTTGATAAATCCTGCCGCCTTTCCTCGCCTGTATTCCTCCATCAGCCACTGCGCCGGTGTTATTCCACCAAGGGTGGCGGCGTTAGGCATGCACCCGAAACTTCGCCCTGGTGGATGGTAAACGTCTCTCCCTGTGTCCGGAGGTGTACTCATGGGTTCTGGCTTTGCCTGTATGCTGATCACCGGATCGGGTATCTGCTGTCCGGAAGCCACCTTTTTCGCCCAATCATCGAGCAGCCTGCGCGCGTGTTTCTCAACCTCAATCTCGCTAAGCTGGCGCTGATACATTGCACGGCGGGTATCACATACGACCCAGTACATAACCGGATGTCGCCACGGGAATCTTTCGGGACCACCAGGATATAAACTTTTTTCCTTGCTGTACCGGTTAAACTCCGCCATCACATCATCAATGGTGACGCCAAGAACCATCTTGCTGTCTTTACACCACTTGATGAATTGCCCAGGCGACGGCCAGAACGGAGATTCACTGGCGCGGGCGTGGCGCATACCAGCAGAAACCTGTTCACGGGTTCGGATCCCCCCTTCGGCAAACGCAGCAATCCACTGCTGTTTTGCAGCGACTTCCTGCTCTGGCGTCTTCAGGTTGGTTACCACTGCCGCCGGAAACAGTTGTTTCAGCTGTTTGAAAAGGGCATCAACAAGCCTCTCTGCTGACATGTTCACCACATTGTCATTGTTGACGTACTGATGCTCATAACCTGACATGCGAGAAAGGGCTTCTCCGTCACGGTTTTGTATCGCGGTAAAAACGTTGTTCACAAGAAATCCTCCCATGCTTCAGGGCTGTTCCAGTGCGGAACGTTGTTATCAGGTAATGTTGATTGCTTCTGTCTGCTAATCTGCAGCCGCCTTGCCAGCTTCTGCTCCCACTGTGCCTGATGGTATGCCTTACCCTCAGCCATCCAGTAAATTCTGAACTCTGCAAGTTCCTGTGCCGTTGGCAGACTGTCCAGGTAGATCCCCTGCAATGAGCTTTTCCGAAGAAAGTCATCTGATGGCTGCCATTGTTCATGCATGACAAATTTGCCTAATTGCCCTGGCCCACCAGGAGGAACAAAGTTATTCATCACGGCGTTGTTTGCGCCGGGGTCATGAGGCACAGAACCTCGGGTTTTTGTCCTGCTCTCCCTCTCTTGGTTAAATGACTGGTTATATGACTGGTTCTGGATCCCGTTTTTGGGATCATTCAACATCCCGTTTTTGGGATCATTCAACATCCCGTTTTTGGGTATATTCCCGTTTTCGGTAACATTACCGTTTTCGGGTTCATTGCCCCCCTCCCGGTTGCCTTTAATGTTCCCGTTTTTGGTTATATTAAGAGAGAAAACCCGCACTCTTTTTGTCGCTCCCTTTCTCTCTCCGGTATCTGAAATAAGCCCCATTTTCATGAGCGATATAAGCCCGGCCTGCACGGTTTTTTTATTCAGGCAAGTGTCTTTAACGAGGCGTTCTATGCTGGGGTAGCAGAGGTTATATTCATCGGCTCTGTCAGCCATCGAGAGCAGTATGAGCTTTAATGATGAGCTACCTGGATCTGTCTCCCAGGCCCAATCTGTTGCATGTCTGCTCATGATTAATCTCCGCTATCAGCTTGAATGTTGTGGGGAGGAATTAATCATGATCTGCTTAATCTCTGCCCTGATACGACGGTTTGATTCCATGGTGCACTCAACACAGTGTCCGTTGTAAACCCAGCGTTCACTGTCATGTCCGTGCTTACATGTTTTTCCGGTGTAGTAGCGTTTAAGTCCGCGCTTTGCGGCATCAATACGTGTAATGATTTCCATGGTAAGCCCTGTTATTAGTATTGGGATTACGGTCATTTTGTGCTGACACAAAAAAAAGATCAACCATATTTGGTTTTTTATTACCTTTGAGGTACGAATAGATATGAAAAGACCGCCGGGTGGCGGTCTACAGAGGGTTGTAGCTGGATATCATGAGTAGAAGAAGTATGCCAGTTCTGCTTTTGAGCGCAGCCATTGTCTTGTTTTACAGGCTTTAAAAAGCCCATTCATCAATACTTTACCTGGCATTTTGCGCTTACCTGTTAAGTGAGTCTGGATATAGTGACTCGTCGTTCCGGCTTCCTGTGCGAAGGCTTCACGCTCATCCGGAGTAAGTGCAAGCCAGTGCTTTTTGAAATCGAAATGTCCGTTATCGCTCATAGCTATTGCCTGATATTTATTTCAGATAATAAATATTCACCCATAAGGTAACAAAAATCAAGGATAGTTACCCATGAGGTGCATTTACCTGTTGGGTAATATTGCTTTAAATTGAATCATCTACTGATTCATATATGAGGCGATTTTCCAGAAAATGAAAAGTATCCAGGACGTCCGCAGGCAAAATCTCAACGACTTGATCGACCGTGAATTCAATGGTGTTCAGACGCGGATGGCTGAAAAACTTGGAACTCAGGCAAATCTGGTAAACCGCTGGGCTCTTGGTAAGAAGGTTATCGGCGATCAGGTTGCGCGAAAAATTGAAGCTGCCGCCAATAAACCCCGTAACTGGCTTGATATCGATCGCTCGCTTTCTCAGGAAGGTTTTCAGCCTGTCGGCCCAAGCGACATTGGCCAGCTGGCGGCTCACAACCTGGAACGCTGGATGAGCGAAAGCCGCGACCTTTCAACACAGGGAAAACTTCACCGCGCATCCGGCGTAGCCCAGGTGACAATCAGCCGCCTGTTAAACAATGAGGTCAGCGTTTCCATTTCCACCCTGGAGAATGTTGCATCCGCATTCGGGCGTCACGGCTATGAATTACTGATTCACCCGCACGACCCTGCGACCATCAACTATGATCGCTCGCGCTACGCATTGTTACCCGAAACCGAGAAAGCAAAGATCGAAAGTTACATTGAATTTGTCATCAACCAGAACGAAAAAAACAAACAATAAAACCATATTTTTCAGTAAGTAAGCCGCCTTATGGCGGCTTTTTTATTGCCTATTCGATTACCTAACGGGTAATTTTTTTAACTCATATCTATTGACATCAAACCATATACGCATAATTATTACCTCAACGGTAACAGACCGAGGTAACAAGTTATGCAGTGGAAAATCATCAACGGTTGGTACTGCGTTACTGCATGCGGATTCATGAGCTGGAAGTTCCGCACCTTACAGGAAGGCATTAAGTGGGCTTTCGTCAGCAAAGAAGCTCGCGATGTGGCCAACGATAACGAGATATGGGAGGGCTGATAATGAACGTTAATCAGCAGAAAAATCTTCAAAAAATCATGCTGGCATTCGACAAGAACTACCGTCTGTCAGAACAGCTATATGACCGACAAGTTGAACTGATTGAGAGTATCCGGCTTCATCAACTGGCATCAACTTTCGACGTTGTAACAGTTAAAGGCGTTCGCCAGGAAGTACTGGAGGCCGCTAAAGACAGCCCTGAGTTCGAAGAACTAATGGATGCCTACCGGCGCGAGGCAATGGCAATTATCGCCCGCTGGGATCTGGCTGATCAGCTTGATGGGCAGAGGGACGCGGCATGAAACCGGGAATTTATTTCGACATCAGCAACGAAGACTACCACGCCGGTGACGGCGTGAGTAAGTCGCAACTGGACATGGTTGCCAAGAATCCGGCGCTTCTTAAATGGGTTCAGGCAGCACCAGAAGACGAAGAGAAAAAGTCTGCACTGGATATGGGAACCGCATTGCACTGTCTGCTTCTGGAGCCTGGAGAGTTCGACAAACGCTTCATTGTTTCACCGAAATTCGATCGTCGGACGAAACAAGGTAAAGCTGACGAAGAGGAATTTCTTCGTGATGTGGCGGATATGGGGATTACGGTACTTGATGCCGAGCAGTGGCGGAAACTGGAGCTGATGCGTGATAGCGCAATGGCTCACCCGGCGGCACGCTGGATGCTGGAAGCACCTGGTTACTGCGAAGCATCAATGTACTGGAACGATGAAGAGACGGGGGAGTTGTGCCGAATTCGTCCAGACAAATGGCTGAACGAGCACAACGTGATCGTCGACGTGAAAAAGGTTGCAGATATGGACCGTTTTGCACGCCACATCGAGGAATTCCGCTACCACGTGCAGGACGCAATGTACCGCGAAGGCGCAATGAGGGTTACTGGTCAGCCGCATGGTTTTTTCTTTCTTGCCGTGAGCGAAAGCATTGATTGTGGTCGGTATCCGGTACGCGTGTTCGAGCTGGATGCGCAGGATGTCGATGCCGGGCACGCTCTGTTCCGCCGGGATCTGAATACCTATCACGAATGCCGCATCAATGATGAATGGGGCGGTGTGGAAATCATTAAACGCCCTGAGTGGGCACGCAAACAGGATATGTACATATGAGCAACGACATCGCAAACATCAACGCACCAGTAGACACAGCAATCGCTGGAACTGCTGCAACTATTTTCAGCCCAGACGGCTTGAACCAACTGATGAAATTCGCCGAGGTAATGGCGCAAAGCCGCGTAACGGTACCGGCGCACCTCGCCGGGAAACCAGCTGATTGCATGGCCGTGGCAATGCAGGCTGCGCAGTGGGGAATGAACCCGTTTGCCGTGGCTCAGAAAACCCATGTTGTGAACGGCACGCTAGGTTATGAAGCCCAATTAGTAAACGCAGTTATCTCAACGATGTCGCCAACAAAAGATCGCATCAACTACGAGTGGTTCGGGCCGTGGGAACGCGTGATCGGTAAGTTTGTTGAGAAAACATCCAAAAACGGCAATCCATATATCGCACCAGGCTGGACTCTAAAAGACGAAGAAGGCTGCGGTGTTCGCGTATGGGCAACCATGAAGGGCGAGGATCAACCTCGAGTGCTTGAGTTAATGCTGTCTCAAGCACAGGTAAGAAACTCCACACTTTGGGCCAGTGATCCGAAACAACAACTCGCATACCTTGCGACAAAACGCTGGTCTCGCCTGCACTGTCCTGACGTAATCATGGGCGTCTACACCCCAGACGAATTACAGGAAACGGCACCGCGCGTTGAGCGAGACATTACTCCGCAAACGACCACTGCTGCGGGAATGAACAGTCTGATCAACGCTAAACCAGCGAAAAAGCCTGATGAGCAAACGCGTAAATCGGACAGCCGTGATCCAGAAGAAATGCTGATGGCCTTTACCAGCGCAGCGATGAATTACAGCACTGTCTCCGAACTGGATAAGGCTTACAAATACATTGCACAAAAACTTTCAGATGATGACGAACTGCTGGCAAAAGCCACCGACGTTTACAGCGTTCGTCGGGAAGAATTAAACGAAACATCTATGTAACCACCACCGCGGCGCCACGCGCGCCGCACTGCAACCAAGAGAGGTATTTATGAAAGGTGCATTAGGTAAGAAGGAACTCCTGGCGGTGGTTCCACTGTCATGGAGCACTATCGACCGTATGGAGCGCGCAGGGGAATTTCCTAAACGCTGGTATATCACCGATAAACGCTGCGCATGGAACCGTGATGAAGTTGAGCGTTGGCTTGATGAACGTCAGGCAGCAAGCCCGGCAGAGTTCCAGGGTAAAAAACCTCCTGTTCAGCAACGTGTATATCGTCCCGTGAGCAACGCGGCATGAGTGTGCTGCTAAGGCACTGGAGCAAATGGTCAGGATGGTACTTATTCCTGGCCTCTGTTTCAGCATGGCTTTATCTGCTGGCATTAATTTTCAGAGAGGGTTGGATTAAGTGAGAAAGTTAAGCCGACTTGAAAAATATCACATGAACAAGGTTTCAATGCGCAGTCCGTCAAAGATTGTCGCCGTTACTCCTGCGGCGATAGAGATCGAAAAACGCGCGATTGAAAGAGAGAAAAAAGGGCAGTTCCGCATTGCCGCTCACCTTTGGCTTCAGTGTATGGATGTTGCTTCTGGTGATGTTGAGCGTGCAAGGATCGCGGTTCGCAGGGACCAATGTATCACAAAAGGTAACGGCCTTCGCCGTGGCGACTATAGCGGCATAGGATGTTGTGGGGTGGTTTATGACTAAGAAATACACACTAATCTATGCAGATCCACCCTGGGTATACCGGGACAAAGCCGCAGATGGTAATCGCGGTGCCGGTTTTAAATATCCGGTTATGAGTGTGCTGGATATCTGCCGCCTTCCTGTGTGGGATTTGGCCGATGAAAACTGTCTGTTGGCCATGTGGTGGGTGCCAACACAACCACTCGAAGCACTAAAAGTTGTTGAGGCCTGGGGATTCCGTCTGATGACCATGAAGGGATTCACGTGGATAAAATGTGGTAGTCGACAACCAGATAAACTGGTTATGGGTATGGGTCACATGACTCGCGCCAATAGTGAAGATTGCCTGTTTGCAGTAAAGGGAAAACTACCTACGCGCATTAATGCAGGGATCGTTCAGTCATTTACCGCACCGCGGCTTGAGCATTCAAGAAAACCAGATATCGTTCGTGAAAAACTTGTGCAATTGTTAGGCGATGTTTCTCGCATTGAACTGTTCGCCCGCCAGTCGTCTCATGGTTTCGATGTTTGGGGTAATCAGTGCGAAGACCCGGCAGTGCAACTACACCCTGGATACGCGTTGGATATTGCCAGATTAACAAATGCATTCAGCAATGCTCCGCTGTCACCAACAGACAACCAGGGGCGGGAGCGTGCAGCATGAACAGGGCATCACCAGCAGATTTAAGGAAATGCCTTGAAACTGCAAACATGCTTGCACACAGCGGGATCAGGTTTGTTCCAATTCCCGCTGTCACTGATGCTGAATTTGCAACACTGTCAGCAATATTCACAGATAAAATTGAATCACTGGCAGCAGAAGCCGAGATGGAAGAAAATCAGCAGAATAATTAAACGTTATTCCCCCGCCATCCACTTCTCAAACTTCGACGGGGAGAACGGAATCAGATCCGTATGCTCCCCGTCAATCCAGGAATCAATCATATCGGCCCACTGCTGCAACATGTAGGCGCGCTGTCTGGCGTATTCCGCTTTGTTATATACGGCGCGCACACCTTTCTGCTCATGTGCCAGAGCCTTTTCAATCCAGTCTGAAGGATAACCAGCCTCATGCAACAACGTACTGGCTGTACGGCGCATATCGTGTACGGTGAAATCCTGAATATGCTCACCATCTTCATTTATTATTTTCACCGTTCTGTCGATCAGAGAGTTCAGCGCGGCATTAGATAATGGCTTCCGGAAATTGTAACGACCAGGAACCAGATATTCACTTCCACCAGCGCACATCTGCAACCCGACCAATATATCCTGAGCCTGTTTAGGCAGGTAAATAACATGCGCCCGGCTTCCCTTCATGCGGTCTGAAGGAATTGTCCATGTCCATTTTTTAAAATCTATTTCATCCCACGTTGCATTGGTGAATTCGCCCTTACGAACCATAGTGATAAGCACCAGTTTTAAAGCCATTTTCATAGTGCCCATAGCACCAATGGCATCCAACGTGCGGAAGAACAGGCCAATTTCTTCTGGTGTCAGTGTTCGCTCTCGTGGTTTAAATATGGCGATAGACGAAGGCTTAATGTCAGCCGCAGGATTAAACAAACCATGACCACGGTCATTGGCGTGACGGTATACGCTGCTGATGATCTCCCTGGCCTGCACTGCTGTTGCCCGGCCACCGCGTTCGACAATCCGGTCACACAAATCACGAACCATCGATGTGGTAATTTCAGCCATCATTTTGTTGCCAAGAACCGGAAGTATGTCACGGTCGATCACTGCCTGCTTCATTGCGCGGGTACTTTCAGCCAGGATGACGTGTTTCATATAACTGTCGGTATGTACCGCAAACGTTTCGGCACCACGAATCTTTTTGATACCGTCACGTTTAGCCGCAGCCGGTGATTGGCCTGCTTTAAGCAGCTTCTTTGCAGCAATCAGTTCTTCCCGCGCTTCTGCCAGGCTGATACCGTCACGCCCATACTGCCCGATTACCAGTGTTTCGCGGCGACCGTTGATACGGTAGTCATAACGAAATGAGACCGTGCCTGACGTAAGCACAGCTACATACAGCCCGTCACGATCGGAGACCTTGTACAGTTTGTCCTGCGGCTTGAGGTTTTTTAATTTTGTATCGGTAAGCAC